GTTATGGTATCGAAGCGAAACTGTACGCCCCGCGCTGTCTGACCTACCAAACCCAACCGTTGCAGCCCAACATTAAGTACAGTTGGAACCAAACGGCGGCTGAGGAGTGCTTCGTTAAGTACTCCGGGATGGTCGTTCGACAAGTCGATGGATCACTTTTGGGCAAGCTGGAACCGTTCGGTTTTACTTTCGACGAATGGCTCCCTACTGCCTGGGAACTTCTCCCGTGGTCCTGGCTGATCGATTACTTCTCCAATGTTGGCGATGTAATCACCTGCGGTGTTGCTGACAGGTCGAGCCTTGCTTGGACCAATCGGTCTCGCGTTATCTCCCAGAAACAAGTTCGTACTGGGTGGTACAACGAACCACTGACCAAGCAAAGTTTCGCCCCTGGCAAATACATCTCAGGGTATGGCACTATCGCCGGATTTAAGGCGAACAGGCGCACCGTTAGACGCGACCGCGGATACGCAATCGGTTCTCCCACCTTATCTTTCGAATTACCGGGTCTTCCGACCCAGTGGGCGAACATGACTGCAGTCTTCGCGCAAGTAACTAACCAAGTGCATCCCCAACGGCGGCATTAAAACCGCCTCATCGAGGTCATCAAATGGCTATCGCTCTTAGCACTCCTGTAACGGGAACTGCTCAAACAGGCTTTACCGCCCCCACCTACCCCGTCGTCGCCGATAACCCGCCTGCTAATAACGCAAAGCAGTACGCGGTTAGCGGCGCCCTCGGGGGTACCCAGGTTGGAGTCAGCGTTCACAGCGTGTCCAGTCCTTTCACTCTGGCGATTTACAAGCCTGCCCGGTTTACACCGATGGCTCCGCTTAACCAGAATGGAGTACTGGTTGGTAATGGTTATAACGACTATGCGTTCGTCCTCCGTAAAGGAATGGTGCCCCTCGCGGGACAGCTTCCCCAAACGGCGATCTTTACGCTGAAGATGCGTATCCCTGCTGGGGCTGATCTTGCTAGCCCTGCAGAGATTCGTGGCGCTCTCAGTATGTTGTTCGGTTCTGTGTCTCAAGTGAGCGCAGGTACCGGCGACACGCTGGTAAGCGGCATCCTCTAAACCTTCCTACGAAAGGAAGGCTGATGGCTAACATCACCATCAAGAGAAGCATCAAACGCCCGAAGCCTCAAACCCAGCGCCGGATCGGCCCAACAACGGTCCTCACACGTGCCCCCAGGAAACTGGAGCAGTGGGAGATCGATGCTTGGGACGCTCTTTCGCGTGGTTTTGGCGTTATTAACCGGTCTAACCGGCGGCGTTAGCCGTACCATTACTCTGGAGAACCAACATGCTTTCAACTGCTGAGATGGTGAACCAGCTGTTCAGGTCTGATCTGACCAATGCGGGGTGGGATGGTTCGGAGACTTTTTATCCGGGCCAGACCGCCGAGCAATACGTCAAGATGTCTTGT